AGTTAAAACTCTTATTTGTATTGATTTATCAGGAACAAATTCATCAGTGCTTTCAGTTGCTACACGTTCCATAATTCGTATTTGTGTTAATTTAGGAGCGTTGTTTATTATTTCCCATTTCCAACCTAAAACATCTTCTAATCTTAAATGTACAAAATATGGTCTAAAGTTTCCCTGTAATGCTTGCGCTTTTGTTAAGTTTACGTCTCTTAAAGGAGCATCAACCATTATAAATGATATTCCAGACCTTTGAGCATCTGAAAATACATCTTTAGAAAACTGGCTTAAATCTCTTGCCTCTAAATCAATATTGAATGCCCAGACATCTAAATCGGTATTTGTTTCTGCTAGCATAACAGGTTGATCAAATACTTTTCCACTTAAATCTTCTATAGTTTTGCCAACTCCATCAAATAACCAACTTGACGCAACTCTTGCATTATAATCATCATCGGTTTCTTGTGGAAACTGTGGTAAATATTTCACACCTAAGTCTCGCATATGCGCACCACCTTCAACTAAATCTCTAACTGGTGCTGATAACGATAACATTTCTTCTACTTCTTTACTTATTTTACTAACTGAATTGCTCATATCCTAATTACCATTTTTCCTGATGATTGCGCTTTAATTAATGGAGCAAGTGCGTAACGCACTGCGTCTGGACTGTGGTTGTTTGCATCTAATATATCTGGCAAAATATCACCGCTTAATTTATCTGTCTTGTGGCTATATAATCTAAAGTCCTCTGCTGAACCTTTACAGCTTGGATGTATTATAACAGAATTAAATCCGCGAATAAACCTCACGCCTTCAGCAATTGAATTAGGCCACTTTTTAACACCTTCCATACGAGGTAAACCATTCCTTTGCAAATAACTAATTGTTTTAGGTTCTGCTGAGTCTGCCCGACTTATATATTTATCAAACTCTGGTATGGTATCACAAATAAACTCTTTTGTCTTGTCTATTTCTACTCCAACACCATATGCCTCTTTTTCTATATATAAATTATCATTGTAAACCCAACATTTGACAGCAACTAAAGGATCAGGTCGAAAACCAAAATCAACACCAAAATAAGGGTTTCCCCAATTATCAGCTACAACAAAATCTTCTATTTTCCATTTATCGTAAAATATTTGTGCTTCATTATATTTTTCATAATCCCCTAACCAAATATGATTATAGCGTTCGTAATCTGATTGTTTTGCGTGATCTGCTAAAGTAAACATTGCTTCTGGGCAAAAAGGATTATCTAAATAATTAACGTGGACTACTTTTGCTTGATTATTGTTTGTAAAGAGTTGCTCTACTGCATCGGTTTCATTTCGCGGATTCCAGCTAAACCATAACTCACTACCATCTTTTCTTAATGTAGGGTCTAATAACTCTATTGATCGTTTTGATAATGACTGAGCTTCTTCGCACCAAGCTATATCAAACCCTTCTAATGATTTAATGCTTTCCGCAGTATGATCTTGCATCCCTTGAAATATTATTATTCCATTACCTTGCCTGTTATGTATTTCTGTCCCCATAATCTCAAACATATGCTCAACATTTAATGCTTTTATTTTATCTTCTAATAATTGTTTTGCACTAAACTTTAACGACCGCTGAACTTCCCTTATACAAACTGTTCTACTATTTGCATCTTGTATATGTCTTTCAATTATAGCTTCAGCGAAAAAATGTGATTTACCGGATGCTCGACCACCTTTAGCACCTTTATAACGATGGTCACTTGTTATTATAGGAAGCACCCATCTTGGCGTTTTAATCTGTAGGGTCGACAATTATTCGCTCTATTTTTGTAGGTGTCATTGATCCATCAGGCGAGGTATGTTCAACAGCAGTAGTATCTTTCCACCCAGCTTGAGTTTTTAAATAGAAGACTTGCGCTCCTAAATCGCCATTTTGTGCTTTATTTATTAAATTAGATGCAATATTACCTACAGCTTTTGCTCTTCCCTTTTTATAGCGTTCGGAAATATCTGGCTCTCGTTCCATTATTGCATAAAATGTTGTTCTACCGATACCAAAATAATCAGCAATTTGATCTGTTGATAAAACAGCCGCTAATGTTTCTAATTCCCTTTTTTGGTCGTCAGTTAATACTTTTAAAGGTCTGCCACTTTCTCCATTAGCCATTGTTAAATTTAACTCCTGTTTCTGCGTGAATTGCTTGTTTACCAGTAAATTCTTCCCACCGTTGAACAATAACATCGACATACTTCTCATCTAACTCCATCAAGCGAGCATTACGCCCTGTCTTTTCAGCGGCTATCAGTGTGCTTCCAGAGCCACCAAACAGATCAAGAACGCTGTCTCCAGCTTTACTGCTATTGATCAAGGCACGTTCAATAAGCTCGACTGGCTTCTGAGTTGGATGCACGTAGTCTCCTGTTGCACCTCTGCTCATATACCAGACATCGCTCTGGCTTTTATCACCCTGCCAGACACCGCCTTTGCAATAGAAGATAAACTCATGTTGAGGACGATAATTGGCATTGCCTAGACCGATGCTTTTCTTGTCCCAGACAATGCAGTTACTCACTGACAAACCGCACTCATTTAAAGCGTTTTCAAATTCCTTATAAGTTCGCCAAGTAAAGCATACATAAAAAGCCGCACCAGCTTTGCTAGTAGTTTTAGCAGTAGCTAATGCGTCCCTAACTAAACCAATTAAGTTGTCGCCCTGCAGATCATCACCTTTAATCATGCCATGAGCTTTAATTAGGACGCCGCCTTTTTTATTTAATGCATCATCACCGCGCGCTCTTCCACCACCATAGCTCATGCCGTATGGTGGATCGGTAAATACCAGATCAGCCTTTAAACCATTCATTAGTTTATCAACCGCATCAATGTTTGTACTATCACCACACATTAATCTGTGATTATTAAGTAACCAAACATCACCCTCAATTGTTACAGGATTAATTGGTGCTTCAGGAACAGCGTCTTCATCAGTTAAACCTATGACCTCATCATCGGGAAATAACTCTGACAATTCATCTAAATTAAAACCAGTTAAATTTATATCAAAATCTAAGTCCTTTAAATTATCTATCTCCACCTTTAACATTTCATTATCCCAACCAGCATTTAACGCTAACTTATTGTCAGCAATAACGTATGCTTTCTTTTGTGCCTCTGTCCAATCTTCAGCAACCATTACAGGGACTTCTTTTATATCTAATTTTTGAGCCGCTAATAAACGACCATGCCCTGCTATTATTTCATTATCTTCATCAACTAATATTGGTGTAGTAAAACCCCATTCTTTAATGCTTGCCGCTATTTGCCCAATTTGTTCTTCGCTGTGAGTTCGACTATTTCTTGCATATGGTATTAATTTATCTGTTGATTTACGTTCAATTTTATCACTAGGCCATTTATTCATTGTATTCTCCCTTATAACCGACCAGCAACTACCGAGGGAGGTTCGGAGTTACTGATCAGGAAAGCTATTTTTTATGCTCTCATTTTGCCTGTATCATAATTTAACTTCATGCGCTAACGCTAAATAACCAACTGCATCTCGTTTATTATCCATTTTAGATTTATGTGCTTCTCTTGCCAGTTTTACAAATACCATAAACATACAAACATCTTCGGCAGTGAATTCAATTCCTTTGTAAGCCGAAAACATAATTGCAGTCCGTTTAAAGTTTGTTTTAGGTTCCCCATATTCTTTACGTCTTTTATGACTAACTAAATTATTAGCAGAGTTTAAGATATCTGATGAGGATTGAATATCATTATCAATCATTTATTAAACCTTTTACTTGATCCAAATACTTCCTTCATAATTTTATCCGCTGATTTTCTTCGTTTTTCCATATCAACTGTAACTGCAATAGGTAATGGCTCAACTTTTTTATTTGCTACCATATTTTTCCTACGGTTGTTTATTATTCGCTCTCTTATTATTCCCTCATGTGGCTTTCGACGGGGTTCTTCATTTAGGTGTTCAACAAACGCTTCATCTATTTCACGCTGACTAAAATTCTCTAACGCCTTCATCCAACCTAACATCATTTCATATTTTATTTCATCTTTTACAGGTTGAACAAAATATTTATTTAATAATGCTTCGGCTTTTAATGCTATCCACATTCGATGCTTTTCTAACTCTTGTGAGTTTAATTGTTTAGATAATAAATTATACACTGCTTTTCTCCCTTGCCGCTCTTGCCATTAAGTTAATAAAATTATCACTTTTATTGCTATTAAATTTTAAACTATTCCTCAACCACGTTCGCCAAGCCGCATCCCAACACTTAAACGATGAACCTTTACTTATATGATAATCTTTAAATTGATCGCCATTTTCATAATATTGTGACTGAGAAAACCCCATCTTTATAGCATCATCAATGTTTTTATCTGATAAAACCCAATTAACAGGAATTGTTGATGATTTCTTTTTTGCTATATTACTAATACTTACTGGTTCACTTACTATGTTATGGGGGTTATGTTTTTTAGACTGGGGGGGTCTAACTTCTAAGGGGGTGGGGTCTAAATATTGTACCCTCCCTAATTCAAAACCCAATATATAGTTATTAGATGTTTGTGACCCATTTTCGCGCTTTCGCTCTTGCTTTTTAATTAGTCCTTTATCCTCTAAATTTTGTAAATGTTTTATAACTGAGCCTCTTGATATTTCGCAATCAATAGTCAATTTCTTTATACTTGGAAAACATCCGAAATCTGGATTATGTCTATCTGCAAGGTGTAATAACAGTAATTTTTGCGCTGGCAAAAGTCCTTTTTGTTGAAACGCCCAATTAGTCGCTTTATGACTCATAAAATAAATCTCCCTTTTTACTTGTGTTATTTAAATTGGTGAGCTAAAAGATTTATTAAGGTACTTGGTCGCCTGTAACTGTTCATTTTAAACTCATCAATTTAGCTCTAGCCCTAAAAAGCTAGAGCCTTTTTTTATTTAATCAAATGATATTGTGCAATAGCTGTCCTGCAATTGTCCAATGTCACCATAATTTTACCAATATTATGACCACTCTCTTTTAATTCGTGAATTCTAGCGGCAAGTCTTGTACTCTGAACTGGTTTTTCTCTTGCTTCAATTGGGTTAATTGTTCTACCTTTATTAAAATAATGCTCTAAGATTAACATATTTTGGTTTTTACTCATTTATTTTCTCCCAAATATAATGAAATTGCTTTTAAGGTTTTATAGTTAGGATTACATTCCTTTTTTGTAAATTGAGCGACAGAATTATAATGTAAACCTAGGCTTTTAGCGACCGAATTTAAATTACGATCACTTAATCGTTCTTTTATTTTATCTAATGTTAATAATTTATATTTCATTAACTTTCTCCAATTAATACATTTTTTACGTTTACAATATTTTTATTATAATGTAAACCGATTATATTAAAGTAAAAAAGGAGTTGAATAAAATGATTACAACCGACCAAAAATGGCCTTCACCACTTACCTTAAAATTGTTTGCGGCTCATAAAATAAATAAACTTCAACAGTCAGAACCAATAGACAATCAATATAAAGATAAAAGTTATTTTTATCGTAACTTTTATAAAGTATTTGAGGAGATTGTAAATGAAACCGCTGAGTCTCATAAGAAAAATGGTTCAGCCGCTTCGCCTTATTTAGAGGAAAAGTCATGAGTGTTATTTATGAGAGTTTATTAAAATTACAAATGGATCTACCAAAATTAATTAATGACAGTAACAATCCAGCATGGCGATCTAAGTATGTTTCGTTACAGCAATTGTTAAATACTGTATCAGCCCCAATTCATAAAAATGGTTTTTGTATTATTACAAAATCTGGAAAAGACGAGTTTGGTCATTATTGCGAGACTATGTTAGTTCATAGTTCTGGTGAGGCTATACCGAGCCGACAATATCTTGAGTTAGGGTCAAAATTACATATGCAGGGAATCGGTGCGGCTAATACTTATGCACGTCGAACTGGTTTGATGCAGTTGTTAGGAATTACCAGCTACGATCAGAATGATGACGATGCTAATCAATTTGATCCAGAGGTAGAGAAGTATTTTAAATATAAAAACAAACTAGAAAATAGTTCAAAAGAACAACTTAGAGAAAACATTGATATTATTAAAAATACCATAAACGAATTAAATGATGTTAATCCTAAGTGGGGAACTGAATTAAACTCAATATTAAAAGCAAGGATAAATTAATGTTAAACATATCAACTATCGGAAATTTGACAAAAGATGCTGAACAAAGAACCACTCAATCAGGTGCTAAAGTACTTAATTTTTCTATAGCTGTTAATACCGGCTGGGGAGATAATAAATCTGTTATTTATTTTGATATTAGTTACTGGGGAAAAGATAGCATCTTGCCTTATTTAAAAAGAGGTCAAAAGGTTGGTCTTTCTGGTGATCTAACTCAACGCGAATACAACGAAAAAACTTATTTAGGCATCACTGCAAGGTCAGTAGATTTATTAGGTGGAAATAAACAAGATGTTAGTCCAACTGAAGCATTAGACAGTGTTAATCAACTTGACGATGAGATACCTTTTTGAGTATAAATAAAACTAAGTTGACCGTCTATTTAAAGGATGGTCAACTACGACCTGTTTCTAGTTTTGATGCTGAACAATTCCAGCAATTTAAAAATAATCAACAATTTGAAATAAAACCTATTTCTCAGCGATCACACCCACATCATCGTTTATATTGGATAGCTTTATCAAAAGCCGTAAAAGCTACCGGAAAATGGCCGACAGTCGAACATCTGCATCGCGATTTGAAAATGGCTTGCGGATATTACGAAACTGCAATTAGTAAATTTACAGGCGGTGCAATATACTTAGCAGACTCCACTTCCTTTTCACAAATGACTCAAACAGAATTTAATAGCTATTTTGAACAAACTATGGCAAAATTAGCTGAAGCAATAGGATTTGACCCTCTTGAGTAATTTATTAAAACAAAAAGTCAGGCAAAAACGAGGTAAACCAACAAAAAACCTCAAATGGCTAAATTATGTTAGAACATTAGAATGTGTTATCTGTTCTACTTTTGGAGAGCATCAAATATCAAGAACTCAAGCACATCACCCAATTCACGACCGATATAGTTTTAGAAAACGAGATGACTGCGATGCCATTCCTTTGTGTGAGGGACATCATCAAGGCAATTTTGATACATCTAAAATAGCAATTCATCGTGAACCTGAGAGATGGTACGAAGCTTATGGCTCAGACTGGAGTTATTCCCAGCAAATATAAACAGTTATTTTAGGTTTATCATCAGGCGTTTCATACGTCTTTTCAGCCTGTAAAAAATAAACTTGTCGATCATCTTTATAAACTACGTCATTTAGCGCGTCTAAGACGGCCTTTGCCACATTGTCTATGTCATTAACCTTAGGTGTCACTTTGCCCTCTCTAGCGGCTTGTTTTGCGGTCTTAGACCACGATACAGGGATAGGATAGATCATTTTTAATAAAACCCTGACTTTATTGGCAGTAATTGTCAAATTACCACGTTTCATAGCCGTTTGAGCTATTGTTTTAATATATAACTCATAATCCTTTGTTTGTTTTGGAGTATAGGCTCGACCAAACTTTGTAAATCTAGGTCTGCTTTTGCCGATGGGTTTTCCATCTATATTAAAATTTAATTCCATTTTTATTACAATAAAGTGTTTTTCGCTCTTTACAACCATTGCAATAGATTATAAAGTGATTATATTAAGATGTAATAAGGAGAAATATAATGACAAACAAACTAAATATAAACGATCTAACGCCAGAGGTTTTAAAACAACTAGGATTAAAAAAACCTCGTACTAGAACTTTCACCGCTGAAAATGAACGTAGTTTTGCGATTAAAGTTCTTAATGTAATTGCTGAACTAAAACAATCAGAACGATGTAGAGTTTTAAAACGAGCATCTTCAATGAACAACAAATAAGGAAACAGAATGACAAATAAAAATCCTAAAGGCGGCAAGTTGGTAAGGGCTGAAGTTTCATATCCTGAGCCAAAATCAAGTGAAGAAGCATTAAATCAGATTAGAGATCATTTAGAGTCTGAAATTTATGTGAACTTGATTTACCAAGTTGCAGTTTATCGTAATGAGTTTGCGGATGAGTTAGTTCATTTAGATGAGTTAAAAGGCAAATGCACTTGGCTATCTATCAAGCGCAGAGACAAACGACCTGTTAATAATTGGCAAGATATGCAGACCATAAAAAACCGATTAGTTGGCAAGAAGTGTGACGCAATCCAGATGTTTCCTTCTGAGGATCGCATGGTAAATAATGTCAATCAGTATCATTTAATTGTATTGCCAGAAGATGTTTGGTTTCCCTTTGGTTGGAAAACACGCGCTGTAACTGAGCAATCGCTTCACGAGAACACTAAGCAAAATTATAATGGAGAAAACAATGACTAAAGAAATAAGATTTAATGATGTAGAACTTTTATTAATTCGTACTGCATTACGAGGTTTAAGTTGTTCAGATCGTTTGCTTGATCCTGCCAATTCACAAAAGGCAGACCAGATTAGGGCGGAGAGAAAAATAGAAAAGTTGCTTGAGCATCCAGATACGGAGTTTGTGTAATATGAGTAATTCAGATAAATCAGAAAATGATGTTGTTACTACATTAATAAATAAATATTATTATGATCCCGATAGACATTGTCCAACTTGTAAAGGTAAAGGAATATTAAGTGGTATGGGTGGCAGAGATGATTGCCACGATTGCAATGCAACTGGCTATAAATTTAAATGGGGTATAATTCACGATGGGAGCTGGCAATGATTAAAGATTTTATAGGTGCTATTTGCATTTTTATTATACCTCTAGGTTTTTACATCATAGGTTCGTTATCTTAAATCGAATTGTAATGCGTAATCTATTAATTAAAAAACAGATTTATAATCAACTAAAACAATTAAAAGGTGCGTTTATTTCTTCGGGTGAAGTAAGCGCACTTATTAACATTAGTAAAAACCGAACAATTATTTATTTAAATCAAATGATAAAACAAGATTTAATTATAAAAAAATGGACATTAGATTATTGGGAGTATGCAATTAATCCAATTACATTAATTCAAAATGAGGAGCATCAATAAAAGGTCTGCGTCCTTGTGAGCGTCTTAAATCAATGTAATCATTCATAGCGTCTTCCATTCTACCAGAATAATCTCCTATATTATCTAAATGCCATGCCGCACCCCAGCGAACAGGAACTTCAGTTAATCGGGATGCTTTAGCAACTGCGTCAGCAATATCATCATATAAATTAAGTTCCCATGAAGCACGACTTCCGGCATAAGCCATTAAATCAACTGCGTATCCACTTAAATGTTTACTTTCCATTGTCTTTGACGCACCTTTGTTAAACAACTCTCGTTGTTCATCAATAGTTCTTAATCCGCAAATTACACCAAAATCTATTTTAGTTTCAGCAATTGCGAGTTTTACTATTGTTATTAATTTATTATCTACGCCCTCTAAATTAGCATGGCTTCTATTTGATAATTTAAATTCACTCATTGTATAATCCTTTTACTTTTTACCGCCAAAAAATTTAGTAGCTGACCTAACGCCAAAACTAGCAGAAACAATAACGCCTAAAGTGTATTGATACCATGTCGGCATAACCTCTAAAGCCGCAAATCCTTGTGCTACCATAGTACGTCCAAAATCCCCTGCA